CATTAGGTAGCCAACCTCCAGTGATCGGCAAATAGTAAGGGCCAGGACGAAAGCTGCCCTCAACGGACTTCCGCAACGAGCGGAGAGCGTTGGCGATTAACCCAGGCATCAGCTATTCTTTCTTGCTACCGCTATGACTTCCGGTATGCGTGCTGGTCTGCTCCTTAGAATATGAAGCTGGACGTGAACTCGACTTATTGTCATGCTCCACGCTCCGAACATTCGGATCAGGACCACTGCCATCGTCCTCGTGCTCCGGCCAAACGTGACCGCCAGCGTTGACAATGTCGTTCTCCTCCTGTGTCGGAGTTGGCTTGCCTTTCATACGCTGAGCATATTCAGCGTCTGATCGTGCTCGTGCCTTCTTGTCTTCCTCGATCACCCTCTTGGCAGCCTCGTTGGATTGATCGACGCTCTGTTTTGTATCAGTCATAGTCTTATCTCCTTAAATGTTTGCGGAACGCTACCAAGTAACGTTCTGCGTCCAGGCGACCGTGCCTGCGCGGCGCTGCAGCCAATTGAGCGGCATGACCATACGCAGAGCGAGAGAGTCAGTCTGGAACAGCGAGCGCTGCGGCGCAGCAACCGTGCTCGGAGAAGCGACCAACTCCAGCGGCGTGGTATCTTCCATATGGAGCGTGGCCTGATCGCTCATCTCCATTCTGGGAGCATCGCCACCGACCACGACGAAATCAGCGGCATCGACCAGGATCATTGTCTTGGCCGGAACAACTGCTGAGTCAATGAGCGGAACACCATTTAAGGTGCCAGCGCGAATTTCAGCAGCGAACGGGAAGATGCCAGTGTTCGCGGCCGTCAACATAGCGGCACGCAGCATATCCGTCTGGTTCACCAGCCAGCGCAGATTTCGCGTGTTACCATAAGTCGCTGTTGAGATTGCACTGATCAGATTGACAATATCCGTGACGAAAGCGGCGATGCCGCCGCCAGCGGTAGCAGCCGTTGCGCCAACACTGTTCAGCAAACCAGCCGGACGAATGGTGGTCGCAGGATTGGCGTCGATCAGAACGCTATCGACCGCCACTGTGGTATCCTGCTGAATGGCTTCACGCAGAATGCCTTCGATCGCGGGGATGGAATGGATATCCATCTCCTTCGTCCAAGTCGTGATGACGGCCATTTTCTTCGGAGTGAGCGTCTGAGACGTGAACGCACCCTGCCGAACAGGAATGGGCATGCCTTCACCGACGAACGAACCAGCGAGGCTCGGTGTTCTGGACCTCGTGGGAATAACGATCTTACCCGCAGCGCCAAAGCCCAGCGAAAGGCCAGCCGCCGCGAGTCGCGTCAAGATCGCCTTGGGCATCAGAAGCGGCATCAGACCTTCATAGACCTGCTGAACCAGTTCTTGCGCCCACCCGGTCACCGTAGTAAGTGCCGGCGCAGAGGCAGCGCGAATGATGATTTGGCAAGCCACCTTCGTCGCTTCGTCATCACCATAGACCTGCTCACGGACTTCATCCGCATTCCGTCCCCATGCCTTCGAAGCATAGGCCACGGCGCCAGCCCGAATCACGTAGTCCAGAATGTCCAACTCTTTCTTCCGATTGACGATCACGGTCGGTGCCGCCACCCGTTGCCGCACTTCATGTTCGAGAGCGCCATTGCCACCGCCGCCACCCGTATGAACAACGAGCGAACGGTTAGTGCGTGTCTTACCATCGTCCGTGGACTTCGCCAAAAGCTTCTCTGAATTGACGAGAGCTTCATGGGTCTTTTCGAGTTGGCCGATGTCCTGATTCAATTTGGAGGTTGTCTCCAAATCGGCATTGCTGACATTGCTGTCATCCATCTTCTCAAGATGGGCTTCGAGTTCATCGCGCTTAGCAACAATCTGTCCTTGCAGAGTTGCGATGCGCTGACCGAGTGTAGACATAATTGGTCTCTTTCTGTTCACATTCGATTTGGCTTGCCCGCCATTGAACCCACGACGTTGTATTTCGTTTTCTTTGCCTTGCCCGGCGAAAACGAGTTCCATTGTCTCAGGTGAAATCTTTAAACCCTTTGCGACGGCCAATGCATTCGGATTAGCCGGCACAGTAACCAAACTGGTTTCGACCAGTTCGCATTTCTCGAATACCATGCCCCAGTCTGAACCTTCGCGGTCTTTGAAGGCGAGCGGCTTAAAACCAACGCTGACCGCTTTCAGAATGCCCTGCTCCACCAAACTGATTATTTCATTAATGCGCTCTGACGTGCCACGCTGAGCTAATTCGAGATGCCCACGCAATTGCTTATTCTCAACGCGAAGATTTTTCCAACTGCCGATCGGAAAGTCAGACCTGTGTCCGAACAGAGCGATGGGGTTTTTCTTAAAGTGCTTAAGGTCCCAACCATCCGACATGATCACATCGTCCATGCGATCCGGTGTTTCGTCGGATAGAACAAACTCCATTCCTTCAGACGAAGCTGATACATGCGTCTTGATACGGACATCCTTAGCCGATGAAGTGTCCCAGATATACTGGCACATCGTTTCGTCGTCAGTCTCATCCACACAACGTTCCATGAAGTCGTCTTCATCTTCGTCGTCGTGTGGCTCGATGTCCTGTCTGGTCGCATTCAATTTCGTTTTCATCACTTTGCTCCTACTCTCATGAATGCAAGCCAAGAGTTCTCAACAGAACTGATCGGCCAACCGCCATTGTAGAATTGATTGAGAACCTTCGTCACATCAACAGTTGGGTTATTGTAATCATGCCAAATGATGATGCCGCCAGGTCTAATAAGGTCCCAGGCTAATCTGCTCTCGTGAACTACAGCGTCATAGCTATGATCACCATCGATAAATATTGCATCGGCCCACTCAAGTTGATCAGGTCTAATCTCGCGAGATGGCCGAGACAATAACTTAAAGCGATCATCATTCGCATATATGCCAGCTTCACGCGGCACTTCAGACCGCTGGCAATCGAGCGTGGGTATATGGTCAAATGGAACATCAATGCCGATATATTTCTCAATTGAAGGAACGTTGTCCAAAATATTTCGCGCAGTAATTCCGAGATTACATCCGAACTCAATCATCACTTTAGGTGTCACACTTCTCACTAGTTCGATAAGAATAGCTGTCTCTGGCACGCCAAGGTATTGATTGAAACGTCCTTTCATAGGAGGACGTGTTTTTATCTGAACTTGTTTCATAGTTGAAAAACGCTCGACCAATCTCCCGGTGAAGTCTGACTGCGCAACCGAACGTGACGATACCAATTCGCCTGCCATCTCCAACTCGACCAATGTGAAAGGAGACCTGTTACATTGCGATGGCCTATCGCTCCAGCGAGATGCAGCGCGGCCGTATCGACGCTGATGATTTCATCCATGAAGGGAAGAAAGGCGGCACAATCCGCGAAATCACTGAACCCATGCGGAATGACGCCGCATTCGCGCGCTTCCTCCATTCCTTGCGTCTGGATCGAATGAAGCTCAACATCACTGCCGAGCATCTTTGTTAAAGTTGAAAGGTCAATGGACCTCGGATAATCGCCAGCGCTGGGCTTCCCAACGCTCCACGCGACACCGATCCGCTTGCGCGTCTTATCGCCGAGAGCCTCATCCCACTTCTTCATCTCCTCTCGATACAGACATGCGTTAAGATATGGAGCGTTGTTGATATCGTCCACCGTGAGATTTAAAGCGTACATTAGGTGCAGGATCGGCATGAAGAAATCACAGTCGAATGTTACATTCTCTCCGCACGGCAGGACCTCACCGCATTGCCGCGCTAGCCGTTCCATCTCCTTGGGCATCAGCATGAGCGAGTTCTTGAGCATTGGTACATAGCGCAGGCACATAATCGTATCGCCATAGCCATGCGCATGAACTAATAGGACGCGCTTACCAGTCAGTGGTTCACCTTTCCATGGGCGCAATCCCAGGCCCAATAGTTCATCGACCTGTGGTCGTCGGAAAGGTTTCTCCTGTTCACACTCCCAATATTCATGTAGACCTTCGCGCCACTTCCGCATCGCTAGTAGGATCATCGCGCGATTAAACTTCGCCCGCAATGTCGGCGCAGCGGCTAGCGTCAGGTCGCATTCTTCGAGAGCCGCAGACGCATTCCCAGACTTGTAAAACTCAACAGCGCGATTAAAGTGTAGCAAATAGTCGTCGATATCCACGCGCAAATCGTTGGTGACCATTCGCTTCGCGATCGGATAACCATTGTGAGTGATGGTAATCTCTTTCGGCACTTCGATCTTATGGCCATTGGTCCCTTTAACTTCGAGGACTTCGCCATGCGACGTAATTCCTCGCCAGCCATATTCAGTCTCATTGTAAGAGATGACTGGGTCCCAGAATGGGACAGTTTCATCAATATATGTGCCGATTGCTTCGCGCATAGTCTACTTCCATGCAGGAGTTAGCCAAGCGACAGCGCGCGAGTCACGCAGAGCCCAAGACGCGGGCCAGCGCACTTTAATCGCGAGCGAGTCAGTTTGGAACAGGCTGCGTTCCGGTCCAGTCGTGCCCGCGACCGCAGGGTTAGTATCCTGCATTACTAGCGTTCCAGCATTCGCCGTTTCGATTTCTGGATCAGCATCGATCGCGGCCGCCAACGCTGACGCGGCGATACAGATCATATCCGCGCCCACCGCGCTAGACGCGATCGGTATGACAGCCGCGTCCTCTCGCGCAATGCGTTGTTGCATCGTTACACCGCGCCCAGAATTAGCGACGATGTAGAACGGACCTCGGCCACCGACAGCCGATACCGCGCCAATCAACGTGCTAACGTCCTCGAAGAAGGCTTCAAAGCCATCAGCACTCGCGCTAGGTGTCAGCGCAGCGATGCCGTTACGGATGCCGGCTGGGCGCGTATTAGCTACCATCGGGTTAGCGTCGAAAAATGCCGCATCGATCGCCAGCCCAGCGCTGCGCGATAGACAATCCGAGATGAGCGCTTCAGCGTTACTACTCTCGACCATCTCCCGCGTCAGCGCGGCGATAGTCGCCACCTTGTAAGGCAAAAGGCTAGCGGGACCTTCCGAGAGTTGCCGCACCGGAATGGGATCGCCTTCCTTAACGAATGAAGCGTTATTAGCATTCGCGACGAAAGCCGGAACAGTGATTTGTCCGGCGCCGGCCCAGTTCAATAGTAAGCCGGCCTGCATAATCTCGACAGCGGCTGAAGCCGATCCGAGAGTGTCCACCGTATCCGCGACCATCTTCGCAGCGAGTTCAGCCGCCCAACCGGTGGTGAACGTCGTCGCTGGCGCGCTCGTGGCCTTCGTTACAAAGGACAGAAGCGACTTATCATTCGGATACATATCCAGCACGACATCGAGCAACGAACAGTGCCGCAGACTAGCGATCACTCTAGTCGTGATCAATCGCTTACAGATATTGCCGCCACTCATGTCATGCTTCATGAATGGACGCTCATCAACCTTCATGCTAGTCCGCTGCATATTCATGGTGCCCTCGCTATCGCTTTAAGTCCGCTCCACGCCGCGCAGGGAACAGCTTCTTGCGCGTGCGTCGGAAATTCATTTGTGTTCCGTTCACCGAGACGGAAACGCTGACGCCATCTGACGCAGTGATGGAGATGTCGGCTGTTTCATTCGCTGGAGGCTTTGGAGGCTTCGGAGGAGGCTTTCCACCGGAAGGACTGATCCATTGAACCAGCGTGACATCCGATCCATTGAAGCGGTTCAGATCGACATTACTGTCGTCAATGCCATCCAGAACGCCGCTCTCAGAGTATTGCCACAGCGTCCATTTTTCGTAAGTGCCATCGCTCCAAGATGGATCGCCATCCGTGTACTGTGCGAGCCAAAGGTCCGTATGATCCGCCAGCAGCGAGTTGTGATCGCCGTTAAGTTGCTCCTTCAGGAGATGACCGCTGTAAACGGTTATCTGCAATTGGCGCTTGTCGTCTAGCAGGTAAGTGACCGCATCCTCTAGCTCATCGAGCGTGCAACCGTTCTCCTCATAATCGATCACCACCCGTTCGCCATGAACTGGGTCTAATGTATCGAGATAGAATTTCATCTGGTCCACCGGATTGCCCGGCTTAATCCAATGATAGGTACAGCACGCGATCCCAGCATCAGTCGCGGCGATAAAATTGTCACTGCGATTTGGGTCAATGTAAGATGTGCCTTCAGTCGCCTTCATGATACAGGCGACGACACCTTGCTGCGCCACCGTCTCGAAATCCGGGAAGCCTTGCCAATGCGAAATGTCGATGCAGCTACAGTCGGTCATCTGCAAACCCTCACGCCTTCGATCATATAACAATGCCGCTCACGCGGTTGCGGATCATCGAACTCATACTGATATCGATGACGGCGATAGCGGTCACGGTCTATCTCCCGATCACGATGCTCTTCATAATAGCGCTGTGAATAGTAGTCATGCCGCTCGAAGCAGCCAGCATTACTACACACCATATCAGCCCGAGCAGGAGAC